ATGTGTTCCAAACAGACAAAAAAAGTTAAAAGTGAACTTCTTGACTTCACTCCACCACGTCGGCACGACGGCAAACAATCCTACATTGACTTCCAGATGAGAGACCCATCTACGGGCAGGCTCAAAAGAAAAAAGTACATGCTTGACAAGTATGCGCCAGGAAAAGAGCGTGACTTCATGGCTATGCAGATCATGGCAAACATCTACGACCAGGTGATGCGTGGATGGAATCCCTGGGTGGCATTCCCGTCCGCACGAGGTGATGTACTGTTTACAAATATAATAATAAGATATCGCGCGTACATTATTAAATTAGTACAGAAAAAAGTGATGTCCGAGAAAACCAAGACGGACTATTTCTCACGACTGAAAATCCTTGAGGAGTTTCTGGAGGACAGGAGTTGTAAGACGATGAAGGCCTTCCAGTTCAACCTTACCTGCATGACGGATTTCCTTGACTACATTCTTCTTGACCGTGATGCGTCAGCGAAAACCAGGAACAACTACCGCACATGGCTCTCAGCTTTCAACACATGGTTGGTACAGAAGCAGTACCTCCAGCAGAACCATGTGTCAGATATCCCGATATTGCCAGAGAGGGTGAAGTTCCGTGAGGCATTGACGGATCACGACCTGCAGAGGTTGTCTTCCTATCTTACAATTCATGACAGACGTTTCCTGCTAGCCTGTATGATGGAGTACTACACTTTCATCAGACCTACTGAGCTCACCAAGATCCGCATTAGGGATATAAGCATTGGGCAGCAAACTGTCTTTGTTTCCTCCACTATCAGCAAGAACAGGCGAGACGGCATGGTTGCTCTTAACGACAGAATAGTGAAAATGATGATAGACCTTGCCGTATTCAGTCACCCAGGCAGCGACTATCTTTTCGGGAAAGATTTCACCCCATCGAGGGAAAAAGCCGAAAGTCGTATCTTCCGTGAGCGTTTCGCCATCATCAGGAATGAGTTAGGCTTTCCTGACTGTTACCAGTTCTATTCCTTAAAAGACTCAGGCATCCGTGACCTTGCCAATGAGCAGGGTATTGTGGTAGCGAAAGACCAGGCACGGCATTCAGATATCAGTGTGACCAACAAATACCTCGTTGGCCGTGACAAGCAGGTCAACGAGGCGACGAAACACTTTAAGGGTAAATTATAATATACTGGATTTCAGTCAAATAACTCATAGAAGTAGCCAGTTTTCATGCGGTCGATGCCATACTCATTTATCTCTATCTCTATTTTCTGGCATATAAACTTCTTGTTCCGGAATATGTAAATATTTCCAGGATCAGGAATGTCGTCTGTTGGGAACTTGATGCAGTACACATTCTTGGTGTCGATGCGCACATTGCTGGCATAGTCGCCGATAGTCTTTCCCCATGGTAGCGAGTTCAGTGAGAGGGATGCCTTCTCACTCTGAGAGATAAACCAGCTGTACATCCTGTAGTCCGTGAAAACCTGCGGGTAGCGGAAGGCAGAGTTCTCTCTTTCACCATCTCGCTCAGGGAACTCGACCATCTGGTTCCGATAATTGTAGCAGCAGCTTGATTGGAACATCACCTGCATCTTCTCGTCGTCCTGCTCCTTCTCTTCCTGAATCATGGACGTGTCCTCCATCGCATCCTGAACGCTGATATAGTATTCCTCCTCATCCTCTTCGAAGGTCATGCTGTCGATGTCCGCTTCCTTATCGTTGGTCATCGAGGGTATGACGATTTTCAATCTGTCATCCTGAACATCCATTATTCGGAACCAAGGATTGTCTTCCTCTCGGAAACGTTCCATGTATGTCATGGCGACAGGTACAATCTTCAGTTTCTCGTAGTCCTCCGAGTTTTCGTCACGGATAAGGGGGTTGAAGAAACCGCCATGCGTGATGGTTTCCACTTCCTCGCCCCGATCGTTCTCCTCCATGACGAATAGCACATAGTCATCTGGTATCTTGAAGATGGTTGTCATTCGTTCTTTCTGAGTCATCTGCTCCGCATCATCCACCAATGCTCCTATCCATGGATATTCTTTACGGGGAAACTTCTTCATCACTTCCAATGGTATTACGTCTCGGTAGTCCCTGTTTTCCGAGTCAGCGAACTCATATTCCACGTTTGAAGTTGCTAGGTTCTTCAGCCCATCCTCATCATACTCTACGGAGAACTCGTCCATGCAATCGTAGGTGACGGCCGTGTTCTTTGTCAGCTCATTTGTGCTGATAATATCAACAGTCTTCGCCACCTCATCGAAGATGAACGATGCATTGAACAATTTGCGTATCTCGTCAATGAAGGTATATACAGACCAGTGTGGCAGTGCATGTTTGATCTCTATTCCCTTTCTGGCATTGCAGATGACAAGTCGGTTCCACGGGTCCACATCGAAGTCATTTCGCTTAAGGGTGAAACCTTCATACTGCAGCACGAGCTTCAGTACATACATTAAATACGGCTGTACGGCAACATCGTACATATACATTCGATATTTAGTAATGTATCTCCATGGATTAGCGGAGTCCCTTTCTGTAAAAGAAGTAACGAACGGGGCATTCGCAATGATATCGTTAGTCTCGTCATATATAGGGTTGAAGGCAAATTTTCCCTCTTCGCCAACGACATGTTTGTTTGTTAAATCCGTCTCGATGATGCCGTTAAGACTGAATCTTGCGTACCAGATTCTAAACTCCTTTGTTGATGTTTTTACACCAGTATCCGGATAGTCTATCTCGTCGATGAAATGGCTCGTGAATTTTGAATTGTACTTGATGCGACTCTTGCCGCCGACAATCTGCAGTTTTACGCTGTCGTTGGTTATGCTCATCACTGTACCTTTGCCTGATATGATAAGTCTATTATCCACCAGCAGACGACAGTCCTCGAAGTCAGGAATAGACTTTCTCACGTCGAACCGGTCCACATTCCCGAACAAGGCTTTGTTTACCATTATAGCCATCGGGAAGTTTATCTGGTAGGTATATGAGCCGCTGTCGTTGATATACTGGTTCTCATATGTCACCTTGATTTTGTTCTTCGTGTCCGGATAGCCTACCTTTCCGTCAATAATGCACTGTATCATGTATTCTTCTTATAACGTTTGAAAATATCCAGTTTGCGGTCGAGTTCCTCCACGGAGATTGGATTCGGGGTAGGGTTCTCGAGATTGTAGTTAAGCCGTTCGATGCTCTCGTTCATGTGTCCAATGGCGCCACTTAACTGCTCAGAGTCATTCTGCACGTTCACTATCGGAGCCACCACTGAGCTACCGCCCTGTCCCAGTTGGCGTGTTACATCGCTGGCTGTCAGCGTTCCGATGGTGTTGTTCTGCTGTGCCCTGTCAATCAGTCGGAGCACAGGCATTAGGTTCTGGTTGTTCACTCCGTCGTGGTTGACAACAAACTCACCCTCATGCACACTGCCAGCCACACGGCGGTAGCGGTTGCCACCGGTGAAGCCACCAGAGTAGTAGCCCTCCTCCTGCGCTGCCGCCTGTTTCTTGATGGTTGCTATCTGAAGCATACCCGCTGCAATAGCCATAGCTGCTGCTATTGGGGCCAGAACGTGACCGACAATAGGGATGGCTGCCGCCGATGAATAGGCGTTGATGGCAGATATAGCCGTCTGTGCCACCGCCTGTGCTATCTGTATCTTGGCAGCCTTCTTGTTGTACTTATTCTTGATCTTTGCCAGTTCCTTCTGTTTTTTCTCCTCCAGTTTTTTCTGTTTCTTCTGGTTATTGCCGGCTTTCTCGATCATCTTGTCATACTTCTTGGAAGTAACGTTCTGTTCATACTGCGACTGAGCCGCATAGAAAGAGGACGCTGCCGACATTACGTTATTGATGGAGTCATAAGCAGCCTGGAAGCCTGCAACCATATTGTTCAGGAACTCCTGCGTAACCTGTCCTTTGGCTGTCTGGTACTCCGCATAGGTGATTTTGTCATTCTCGTAGAGCACCTTCAACTGTGCCATCGTGGAAGAGTACTGTTGTATCTGCCCCACCAGTGGATTATTAGCGGCAGAGAACTTCTGCGACTTATCATATCCTCCTGTAGCTTTTGACCTAGCCACAGCAACGGCATCGCTGACATTTGCGTCGAACTGTTCGTTATGTCTCTCCGTCGGGTTCTGGGCATACTGCGCCTGTATTGCCATCTTCATTTTCTGGTACTCCTCTTCCGATATGAGCTGCTGCTTGTGAAGTGACTCCAGCCCTTGAAGAGCAATGGTTATCTGTTTCTCGTCGCCGAGTCGCAGCCACTGTTCCCTGTACTCATCGAGTTTCTCGAGATAATACAGTTCCGAGTCGAGTTCTGCCTGGCCTTTCTTCTCGTTATATTCATTCTGCAGGCGAAGGAACTCCGGTGTACCTTCCATTTGACGTTTTTTCATATCCTCCAGCCTTTCGCTGAGGGCATTAAGTTCTATCTGGCTGATGCGTTGCTGCATCGCTTCTTCATCCTGATAGATTTCAGAACCCATCGTTCTGTAGGCGCGTTGCACTTCCATTTTGGCAAGTGTTGCCGTATGGTTAATCTCTTCCTCACGCAGCCGGTATGACATTTGGTTATAGTCACTGAGCAGCTGCTGTTTCTTACTTTGCAGGGATGCCACTTCACTAGCTTCCTCACCATGGTATTTCTTGGCGATGGCAATCTGTTCGTCAAGGGACTCCTGGCGAATACGAAGTTCCTCTTTCCGGAATTCCTCAAGATCGTGCGTCTCCTGAGTGAAACGCAGGTAGTTCTGGAGCAGCAATGCCTCTCCATGGGCGCGTGCCTGCTTCATTTCCTCCTTGTAGTCCTTATTACGCTGAGCTTCTGCCTTGCGTCGTGTTGACTCTTCTGCTCGTTCCGCTGCCCGTTGCTTTCTTGCTGCAGCCTGACGTTCCTGCTCCTCTTTCTTCAGCTCCGCCTCTGACTTATACGGAGTAACGCTTCCTCCACCATCTCCTGAATCTTTAATTTTGACACCTGGATTTTGCTGGAGAGAATTTTGATTAGCCACCGTCTTTGTTAATTCTTTGTTGAGTATCTTTATCTCATCATCCACTTCGGCTATTGCTGCTTTATAGCCGTTCATCTGATATGTCAAGGCATCTATGGCATATCCGTTTTCCTCTATCCATGTCTTAGTATTCCATGCATCTAAACTTTGATATTTAAATACATTCAGAAGACGCTCAGATTTATCAGCAATGTCATTGAGCCCAGAGCCGAAGCCAGCCACAAGACTACGCCACCAACCAGCGATACCTTTAAAATACCCCTCGGTGATCTCCTGTTTCTTTTCTTCTGCCTCTTGTATCTTTTTAACGAGTAATCGGGCCTTAGCCTCGTTGATGAGCGCATTGGTCAGATTATTAATTGCTGTAGTCGTGTTTTGAGAGTTTACATTTTCTTTGTTGAGAAAACCCAAATATTGAGGATACTGTTCTTTCAGTTTACGAATAGCAGCCTCTCTGGTACCATCTGCCAAAGCCTTATTCCTGGCAGTTTCGATAAGAGCGTTTATCTTTGCTATTTCTCCACTTGCTTCTGCCTGAGCCTCTCGCTGAATCTCATTGAGACGACGTTGTGCCTCAGTAGCATCATCAGCAGAGTCTATAAAAGACAAGAGTGCAGCGGTCAGACCCATAATAGCAGCTGCCGCAGCTATATACGGATTGGCGAGTACAACCTTATTATACAACTGTTGTGCTGCGGTTGCCAGTGTAATCTTTCCAGTTACGAGGTCCACAACTATTCCCCAGGCTGTCATTGCCACCGTCTTTGCCGCAATAAGGCCTGCCTCGATCTTATGCAGTCCATTGCGGATGACAGTAACGGCATTGTGGAGTTTCTCCATGATAACAGCCTTATTGACGGCAACTGTGTAGGCTATCACTCCCGACGTAAGAACAACAAGTGTTTTCCAATGTTTTGTCGTTAAAGTAACAAGTGAAGAGAGCATCTTTACAGCCAGAGCTCCGGCTGATATGGTGTATTTAGCAGCAGGTGTCAACTTCTGTCCCAGTTCTACTGTAATCTCACGGAATGCTTTTTTCGCCTTTTCAAGTTCTGCTTGTGCTGTGGTATTCATAGTGTTGAACTCCTCAACTACCGAAGTATGCTCCTCGTATGCTACCTTAGCTGTGTTCTGATGTTTCTTCACATCATCTAATTTATCGACCATCGTAGTAAGAACGCCGATGGCACGGGTACCATCTAGCCCCATGTCATCAAACATCTTACCGAGGTTTTCGAAGTCATTTTTGTTAAGGTTTTCTGCCAGTGCTATGATAGCCCCGTTCATATCTTCTTTGACCAGTTTGCTGAACCTTTCTACATCCATCCCAGCCATCTTTGCAAACTTTTTGGTGTCAGTAGCCATCTTTGTCAGCAGTTGAGAGAATGCCGTCGATGCCATCTCGTCCTGCAAAAGGTTCTCATCCATGACAGCTCCGAATCCCATTATCTGAGCCTGTGTCATCCCAAGTTGTTTGCCTACTCCGGCAACTCTAGCTGTAAAGTCTACAAGGTATCCTGCCTTAGCAGCAGAATTCTGCGCCAGTTCATTAATAGCAGAACCAGTGGAGAGCATTGCATCACGAAGTCCCATATTATCATCCTCTCCGAATGCCATCGCAAGTTTACCCACTTGATCTATGGCTTCATCGCCGAGGTCATCGCCGAGTGCAACCTTTATTTTGTCGGCAGCATAAACAAAATCCATAATGGCATCTTTCGATGTGATTCCTAAGCGACCTGCAGAGCCAGCAAGAGCGTTCAGTTCCTCGCGTGAAGTTCTTGTATCAAGCGTCTTCAATTCCTCGTTTAGTTCAATAACACCTTCTTTTGTCAACCCTGTATATTTGCGGGTATCAGCCATTGCCTCTTCCATTTCTGCAAATGCTGAGACACATTTTCGTACAGTCATTGACAAACCTGTAAAAGCGGCGAAGCCTTGAGTGATTACGCCCCAGTTTCTGTTAAAGAAGTTAGCTGTTCTATTCCAGATACTCTGTGTTTCCCTCGACTCATCCTTGATATCACGCAGCCTTGTCTTCAACTCTTTCAACTGTTCATTTGCCTTTTCGAACTCAGCCGTACCCTGCTTCATATCTTGCAGGTTCTCGGTAAGAATCTTAATGGAATATTCGATATCACGCACTGAAGACTTATCAAGATTCTTCAGTGTGTTATTTATGAGATTCATTTCCCGTGTAACGGTAGCTGTATCTTTCTGAGCTGCTTTTATCTCCTGGTCATACTTGTCAATGGTTCGTACGGTTTCTTTTTGAGCTTCGTTAATTTCCTTGATTCGACTTTGTACCTGTCCGAGATTGGCTGCTGCCTTCTGGTACTCGTCAGAATCGGGAACAGCATCACGCAGCTGCTGCTTCAGAGTACTCTCAGCCTGTGATAACTGACTAAGCGTCGATGTATTGATGTTAGCCAGTACATTGTTCATGTTTGCTATCTCGTCATTGAGCTGTTTTTGCTCAGAGAAGTTTTGCTTTGTCTGCTCTCGGATACCGGCTATCTGAGTCTTGACCTGCTGCAGTTTGTCTGTCAGGTCCTGGAAATACTGAGTGTTTTGCGGAGTCTTTCGCATCTCCGCATTCAGCATCTTCTCTGCCTGTTGCAATTGTTCCAGCGATGCAGCATCCATATTGTCAATGGTGTCGATGACATTATGAGCCTGTTTCTCCAGACTCACCATTGATTTCTCTGCCTTGGTGATTTTTTTCGTCAAGTCATTAATGCTCTTCGTACTGCCCCCACTATTGATAAGTTGGTCACGTTCCTTAATCCATCGCTCAGTGTCCTTGCGCAGTTGCTCCAGCTTGTTCTTCGCATCCTCAGAATTGAGTTTTACGGTAGTTACGAACTCTTGATAATTTGCTGCCATAGTCTCTTGCTTTTATAAGTACAAAATTACAGCAATAGACATGAACATAAAAGTACCAAACAGCCCCCATCGTCAAGTAGGTGGGGGCTGTTTGGTAAAGCTAAAATATTCTAGGAAATGTTTTCAAGGGCTTCTCTCTTACTACGGATGACAGCTTCAGTCATCTGCCTCTGCTCATCGTCCGTCATTCCTTTATGAGAATGGCAGTTTGTCTTCTTTGTCATTAAGAAGACCACGATCCAAGTCAATATGAGCGTAAAGAAGAACTCCATAGTAAGTATCTTTAATTTCTACTGCAAATATAGGAAATATTTCTGAAATCTCCAAATATTTATACAATTATTTTGCTTTTACATACGAATTATACAATATGGTAGCGTGAGGGTTGAAGTTAACAACTTTCACCTTGTAGCCTTTCACACCCCATCGCCACCACAAAAATCTATGCTTGTATTCGTGTGCTACGATAATCTGTGTTGAGTCACGCACGGAGTATGTCAGCAGCGAGTCAGGAATGTTCACCTTGATATCCGTCCAGTGATCGTGATATCTGAACACCGAGTCAGGAGGAATAAATACGTGGATGGTGTCACTGGTTTGCGTCCCCATCTGGTGGATACTCTCAAGTTGTGAGGCCCTTAGCTGCAGTTCTTTGATGAGTTTTTTGTCAGCAATACGTTCTTTTACAAGGTCGGCATGTTCCACCTCGACTATCTGCTGCGTGACCACCTGCACGGTGTCTCGTATGGTGTCGCGCTGTAATGGCTGATATATCTGCGCATGTGCCAGGGCAACGCTCAGACGTTCCTTCTCATCCTTCAGTTCACTTATTTTTTCCGCCACCAGCCATGAGGATATGACACTCATAGCAAGGATTAAACAAAGAATTAACTTTTTCATAGGTTATATTCCTTAATATAGTTCTTGATTGCTTCGACATGCAGTTCAACAATACGCTGTCTGCCTTCCTCACTCTGTAGGATTGCTACATCCTCACGGTTGTCCTGGAAAAGATTCTCTGTCAGTACGGCAGGGCAGTTGGTGTCTCGGCATATACCGAGGTTCTGAATCCAGTAGCGTTCCTTCGGCACGCTGCGGTTTCCTTGCAGTCCGAGTCGTTCCGCCTGGTCGTAGAGCAGCTGTGCGAGCCGCTTGCTTCTACTGCTCGCATTGAGCGACACATGTACGGTCCAGCCCCGTGCGTCAAGCCACTGTCCTTCATTTCCTGCGGCATTGTTATGCAGCGAGACAAGGATGACGTTTTTCGCCCCATGCTGTCGGCAAACGGCATTTGCCCTGCGACAACGTTCTGCGATGTGTATATCACGCTGTTCTGTTACGATACGTGTGGCAGTAATACCCTCTTCTGTAAGGGCTTTCTCCAGACGCTGCGCCACATCACGCGCCCAAAGGTACTCACGGTGTCTGCCGTCCGGCGAGCATTTGCCCGGTGTGTCAGAGCCGTGTCCGTTGTCAATCAGTACTATTATCATCTGGCTGTCTGTTTTGTTCCTCAACGAGGAAGTTACGAATTTCCTTCTTGAATTCCGTCACCTTGCCGGCAAAATACACTCCTATGCCAAAGATGCCCAGTGCTGCCGACAAAGCCTCGCCGATATATGTCAGCGGTCCGCCACCGATGTCCTGTGTGATAAGGAACGAGACGAATGCCAAGGCGATACTGGAAGCAATCAGTGCGATGGCAGAGCCATACTGAATCCATTCCTTTGTGTTCTGTTTCATGCTGCTATGAATTTAATACACTGCAAAAGTAGCCTTTAGCAGATGACAATAAAAATACGCTGCCGTTCCCAAAAGAAGGGACGACAGCGTACTGTCTATTGAAGATTGAGCGGTTACATGTTGAGCCAGTTCCTGGCAACTGACTTTGCTGTCTCACACCAGCCGTCATATTCTTCCCATTCGTCAGCGTAGGTCGCAGGATCATTCTCATGGTGGCGGTGGATGGCAAGTTCTTGTGACAGGGTGTAGCGAGTGCGGATGATGGCGTTCACCACCTCGCCGGTGTCGCTGGCATCGGCACATTCCATGATGGTACCACCGTCCAGTTCCACTCCCTCGTACTGGTAGCCGGTATAAGGCTCGATTGGTTCCTGACCTTCCTGTTGTTCAGGCTTGTAGTTCTCGATAACGGTCTCATTAAGATAGCCGATGATGTGTGTGCGGTCGTACTTCTCAAAGGTACGTGGCTCGCGATAGACTTGTTTGTTCATTGCTATGTGAATTTAAAGAATTTCTGTCCTTGCTTGCCCTCAAACTGCTGAATGACGGTAGGACTTGGCAGATCTTCAACAGAGAAGTCGTTGACTGCCTGGTCTATCAGTACCTTTGACCCTGTGAACGAATAGAACTCGGCATCTTCCAGCATCGGGTTCCCGTCCTTGTCTTTTCTTTTCTCGAAATCGTAATGTTCCTCCTCTTCGCCATTGGCGTTCCGGATGATGTTCGTCTTCAATATCTTCTTGAATCGGATGGCGAGTACCTTACCCGGTACCGTCTTTGTGATGTCCTGGTTATTCCCCTGTGAGTCTGGGATGGTCACAGTAACCTTTGTTTTCTCGATTTTTGAGTCTTCCACCTTGTAGTCCATCAGATAGATTTTCTTGTCCCATCCTTGCTGTGTTGTACGCAGTTCCATGCAGATACTGGAAAATGGCACTTTCTGATCAGACGACATTCCTTCAAAGGGCGGTTTGATACGCTTTTTCTTGATAATCTTTCCTAATGATTTTTCCATACCTAAACATTTAATTAGATGAATACAGTTAGCATGTTTAGCGTAACCGAACCGTGAAGCCTGGCTAATACGGATTTGCTCTTCATCCAGTCCAAGTTTGCGAAGGTGTGTTACATGACGGGCAAGTTCTTTTTTGTTTCGTTTGCCCAGCAGTACCTTCTCGTGGAAAAAGACATAGCCACAGATGCGAATACCCATATAGGTAGGTCGCACGTTATAGTCGCTGTTGACTATAATGTGATAGTCCCTTGAAAGTATCATAATGGAAAGTTCCTTTGCTATATGACAGACTGTCTTATCCTCATGCTCAATGATGATACCGTCCACAAACCGGCAATAGTGTCGCAAACCCTCACGGGCAAACTTACGGAAACGGTTGCTAAGATATTCCACACCCTTTGCCAGTAGTGCAGCATCATCAGGTGTCCGTGCGGTGAGGAACTTGTCCGTCACGTACCGGTCAGTCCAATAAGCAAGTTTTTCTGGATCATCAGCGATGTCGAAGAAGCGCATCGCCTTTCGGTCGAAGTCTGCTAGGTTTATCTGACCGAGTATCTGAGAAATCTTGATACCAAGCGGAGCACCTTGCAGGTAACTGTCAATGACCTTGAAAATGAATCTGCGTAGTTTGCCTGGTTTGATCTTGCGGCAAACCTTCTCTTTGAGGATGGCATGATCCATCAAAGGAAAGTAGTGATGTGCGTCTAAATGAACATAGTACATCAATTCTTGTTGAGGGTAACGGAACAACTCGTTACGTATATGACGCAACAACGCATGTGTCCCCATGTTCGGACGCACAGCCGGAGATTGCCAGGCGATATAATCATAAAGAGCCTTCTCATATGGTAGGATGGCTGCTGCCTCTATCACATGATCATGTACAATGGTCTTGGCCAGAACCCTTCGTTTCCGTTCAAAGACCACTTTTCTTGTGTATGGGGCAGGCTGCCATGACTCGTCAATGAGCTGCTGCAGCACCAAACCGAGATTAAGTTCAAGGTTCTCTTCGTATTCCCTTACCGTTCTCCGTTTGTGCTTCTGGTCGCTGTAGTTGTCGAACGCAGCACGCACATTGTCAATGTTCTCTGCCTCCCCCTTGTCGCGGATTCTTCGCATCTTGACGGGATTTGTGGAACAAAAACGGGATCTTTAATATAACGGGATCTAAAAACGGGATTAAGAAATCGGTGTCAAAAGTCGGGATCTCTTGGGGTTCGTTTGGCGAATCTGCTATATTCGCCGACAGGTATGCCGCTCACGCTTGCGTTACGAGGCTCTCTGCCATCTTTCGATATGTTTTTCCATTGGGAAAGGCTCACCCCTATCTTCTGATATAGTTGAGGAACGCCCCGTAGTTCACATTGGCATTCGTGGGCGCATTGTTACCATTCAGCGCACCAGAGCCAGCTTCGGCACCATTGTTCGCATTGCTGAGAGCAGCGAGGGCACGAAGACCCGGGACAAGGGGTTCTACCTGTCTTTTTTATAAAGACGGGTGCAAATGTACAAATTTTCCGTCAAACAACAATGTCAAAGAGCGAATTTTTATATTAAAGACCTTGCCCTGACGGGCAAGGTGGGCGCTTTCGCGCTCGGTGTGCCTTGCTTCGCCTTGCCAGCATCAGGCAACGAAGAACGCCGTCGTGTCCCAGTCTTCTGCTGCTTCGCAGAGGAACGCCCCGTAGCTCACATAGGCATACGAGGGCGCACGGTTACCATCCAGCGCACCAGAGCCAGCCTCGGCACCATTGCCCGCATCGCCGAGAGCAGCGAGGGCACGAAGACCCGATGTAGCATCCTCACCATAGAATCCATCAGGGAAGAATGTCGATGTGCTGCCACCGAACGAAAGTGGGAACAAAGCGAGGTGGTCGAAGTTCATTGTCTTTGGATAGTTCCATCCGTTGTTTGAAGGTGGAATTGTACCTATCTTTGTAAAGCCTGTCAGACCGGTTGGGTCCGTTGCCCTACTGTTCCATACCTTTTTAATATATACATCTTTCGATTTGTCTACAAGGTTCTGCAGACGGATACCATGTAGTGGTGCCCACATGTAATGGTACCAGTTTGGCAGTCCGAAGAACAGAGGTATATTTTTGATGGTTAATGTCGTTCCGTCATCTTTTTCTATCTCCTTCGTGAATACGCCAAGAGCGTCACCTTTGTCAGCCATTGCGTCGATATCAAGTGTTGCGTATTGCGAGCCGAACTGTTCGCTGACGTTATCGACACCGGTTCCGAGACCGCCCTGATGCAGCCCGTTCTCCGTAAGTGTCGTCGTCCATGCCTTCTGGATGTTGCGGTCATGGAAGTAGATGCGCTGCAGTGCGCCTACCATAAAGAAGAACGCAAACCAGTTTGCTGCCCATCTATCACCGTTCTTTTCCGCTGCCGTCTGGAAGGCATTAAAGGCAATATTATTACAGGGCTTTCCGCATTGGGTATTCCACTTGCCATCAAACGAGGCATCGTTTTTACCTCCTCGATATTGTGCGTTACGGTTACAGTAACTAACAAGGATGTTGTTTGTTCTGTCCATGGTCGCCCATCCGCAGGATCCTGAAGCGACAGGGATGCGGAAATTGTTTCTTCCAGGAATAGGCGAAGTGCTATATGCCTCATAGTCATATTCGTCATCTTCCCAGAAAGCGTAATAGAATGGCACGCCCCAACCCCATTGGTAGTGTCCCATCGTGCCGTCAAGTTTCGCCTCACCTCCGGAAGCGAACTTGAAATGGTTTGAAGCGTCCAGTTTTCTTCTGCTGTGGTCGTTCTGCACTAGGTATCCCCCCAACTGCAATATGGTACGCATATTGATAATGGTATCGATATCGCCAAAAGGCTCTCCTAAGGTGGTGGCATCACCCTTCCTGAATCGGACACCTCCATACTTGTTTGTACCGGTTATCTTACCAGTCGTAAGAACACCCATTTTGTTCGCCTCAGGGTCATAGCCCAACAGTTGAATACTACTCTTGTAGTTGGCGAACTCTTCGATTTGTGATACTTTCTTCTTATCCATAATCAATTAATATAATTAAGCATTTTATAATGGAAGTTCGGGTATGCGGAAACAAGCAGCTCAACCACGTCACCTTCAGCCATTGCCCAGTTTAAGGACTGGTTATTTCCTCCGAGCACATTTTTCAGATAGAACCTTTTCGTTCCCTTCTCTGCTATGAACGTCACTTTATAGGCGAAATACTGCGGTAAGGTATTATAGCCGAATTGCCACTCTATACTATCCTTGGTCGGTAGGGAGATCGTGTATTCTCCAGTGCAATAAATGTAAAAGACATTATGCTGTGACATATCTATACTATAAGACGAAGAATTGATGTAAAGTCTTGCGCACTCGTCACCATAGACAGCAGGAGCACGAAGGACGGCATCAGATTTGATGCCATAGTTTTTCTTGCCGCCTGTTACACTAATCAGGAGTCCGTAGTTAGCAGGGTCATAATAGGACCAAGACGGATTGACCTTCTGATTAACTATGCGTCCAGCGGCTGAGAAAGCCCCTCCAGCAGAGGCTGGAATGACATCATTGCCAAACATCACATAGGCATTTGATCCGCCAACTCGGAAGAAATCCTTGTATATGGAAAGATAGCCCCAAGTATTATCATTCTTACCTGCAGAATAACCGATATGGTTACTGTCGATATCGAAACCTTCCGAGGCATTGCCCAAATGTCCTCTCGTGGCATTGATAGTACCTGTTATCTCACAATCCGTAGAACGGAACTTACCTGTTAGGAAGTTGATGAAGAGGTTAGGAATAAACTTGGAAGTATTCGTTGGGTCCGCAGCGTCAAAGTTAGCGTAGGCAGATTCCTTGTCGGGACTATTCTCGTCAATGGTGCGTCCATTCAGTGTTCCATATTGTGACAGCATAAACGAGCCGGAGAAAATGGCTGACGCTATCTTCCCGAATTCTGCCATCAGTATCTTGGCGAACACTATCTCCTGCCTCTCTACAAGTTTCCAAACCGTACTGGTGGCAGAAGGGACACCGCCTTTGTTCGTCCCGACATTGCGCAGGAACCAGTACTGGTTGTTATGTAGCACTATAGGGCAACTGTCTGTCGTTCGGTAATACCACTCATCGGCAGACCATATTCCTGCCATGTACGACATAGGACCAGCTATTCCCTGATTACCTTGGTCACCTTTATCTCCTTTATCACCTTTCTCGCCTTGCGGTCCCTGTGGTCCCTGGATCACACCGAGGTCATGCCATTGTATGCCTTTTTTCACCCAGAGATGACCGTTATCGTTGGTGATATACGCCATGTTATCAGCGACGGTTTTTGTCGCTTTCCTTTCTGGCGTATAGATAATGTAAACGTGGGCATCTAACCCCTCGCTTCCGTCAACAAGATATCCCACATAGCTGCTTCCTGCTGCCTCCGCCTCTGCACGGGTGGCGTAGTGAGCAACAGCCCTTCCCTCTACAGTGAAGCTCGTTCCATCGGCACCATTTTCACCATTCTTGCCATTCTTGCCATCCTTGCCGTCACGCACAATAGGTATCGTAATTGTTGCCAGGACATTGGCTGGGTTGCCCGTTTGTGTGTTCGGCTTATACATAGTTAGCACAAAACTTTCGGCTCCTTCGCTTACATCACGGTCTTGTGCCGGAGACATCCAGACAGGCAGGTTCTTTGTCTCGGGATAATTCCTATCGTCATCAGCACCATAGTAACATTCGATTGTTACGGGATAGTGCACCTCGACGGGACTGCTGTTGCCTTGGACCATGTATCCCCTGACAAAGAATTCCGATGTAACAGCGTTTCCGTTCTTATCGCAGTGGATGGAACTCTGCTCCGAGAAAAGATAATAAGAAACGGCAGCTTCGCCTTTCTTACCGTCTTTCGGTGCTGGTATGAGTGGTTTGACAGTTGAAATCTCCATAGTCACTTGATTGCTTCAATTCTGACGTTGATACCTCCATAGCGGTTAATATTCTCGTATGTCAGCGCATTTACGTTGATGTCGGTTATCACACTGCCATCGCTGCGTTTCAAGAGAGTATAAATGAATATCCAGCCTGTTGACACCTCTCCACTAGAGCGGTCATAGACTTTAGGATTGAAGGTAGCCGTCTCTCCAACATTCACGGCATCGCCTACAATGCTGCAGCCGTCCTCAATATAGTAAGGGTCGTGGATATCGGTTGCCTGGAATACCTCCGTGTATCCCTTTGAATTGTACGTCGCCACGCACCGGAATTCCTCTATACCTTCCACAGCAGCGTTATAAACCTTGAAGGTATTGCCGGATATCTCTGTCAGCCCTGCCACATGGTTTATTGTCTGCCAGACACCGTTGACCAGACGCTGGAAGGTATAAGTGACTCCAGACAACACCGGCTGTCCAGCCAGTTGCAGTATTGCCGTGTACCTTATCCAGTCGTTGTCGTTGCTCAGCACATTGTCACCTGAACCACTTTCTCCCTCTACAGAGATCAGAACCTTGTGGGTATCACCGACGGCGGCCTGTATGGGGATGAGCTGCTGACAGGTGAACGCCTTGCCCTGCGAGGTGCTGCTATAATAGATATACTTGTCTGTATAGTCATTCTCGGAAGCAAGGTTCCCTTTTATCCTGAGTGCAGGAAAGGTACTGCCGTTTGCCTGGACTGTGGTCAGTTCGAAGATGGAAGCCCATTTCGCTTTTACAGCCCCGTTCTCTGTGATGGCGCCCTCACTGCTGATGTTGTTGTAGTACCATTGCTGTCCCACTGTCTCCGGTACGATGATCCGTCCCTGCTTCGAGCTGTATGCCTGCGGATAGAGTACGGCAGGATGCTGCGTAAAATCGGTGGCCACCACTGTCTTCGTGGTAGGGTTAAAATACTGGTGCAGGCCGTAGCCGGCATCTATCTGGATGCCCATTCCAGGAGTGATAGTGTCACCATCCTCATAGGCATACAAATGGTGGATTGCGGATATACTGTTCATCTCTTGTTTATATTTTTGATGTATTCTTTTGCTTCATCTTCGGTGAGTGGCTGTGCTCCATCAGCGAGAGCCTCACTGATTCCATATGGTGCAAGGTCGCCAGACGTCACCACATATCCATTGGTATTGCCACGACGGAAAGAGGTCAGTCCGAGGCACTCTGCGAGTTCTGCTGGTATAAGGTAGTATTGCATATCGTCAATGTTTTTGTTACACTTCTCTATCGGAGGTGGGGAACTGTGCCATCAGCACGGCATTGCCCTCATCAGTTAAAACAGACCCGTCCGGCAGCTCTATCGGCTGGAAGGCAGACAACTCACGGCAGAGAACACCGAATTTCGGTTCTTTCTGCGCCATATCACTACGCTGTACGGTGGCTTTCGTCCCATAGGCGACGCTTTGCCACTGGGAGTTTCCATGAGCGAAGAATATTTCTATTTCGAAATACCGCTGTGGACTTGCGATGTTTCCTTGTCTGTTCATGACTTTTACCTCTCCTGACGCTATAGTATCGGATGTGAAAACATACTTGCCCTGCATGAGGTCGATGCTCTCTTCCCACTGTCCGTACCAGCGACGGAGCAGCATTGTTGCACTACGCTGCTCTGAAGGTTTATCAACGGGATAGGCAACGATACGCAGGATCTCGTGTTGAAGATAGTCCTGATCTATAGTGATGCCCTTGGCATTCTTCCCTGCGACATAGAAGGCATCCTCTTCTCCGTCGATGTCCACCCACTGTGTGCCGTTGAAACGCTGCCACAGATATACACAAGCACTGTCAGACAGTTCTCCGTCTCCATTGAACAGCTGAGCGAAGATGTTGAACTGACCTCTGTTCTTAAAAGGAGAGAGATCAACCTTCGACGGCACATCGACTGTCAGCGACACGTTCCACTGAGCCTCTCCTACGGTGGCAAGATCTTTGGACCATTTGAAGGACTGAGCCTCACCACGAACGTTATTGACGTAATCGGCACAGAACTCGATGTGTACCAGTTCATCGACCGCCACGTTATGGCTGAACGTGAGTGCGTGGGTGTTGCTGTCAATGGTGTAGTCTGTCCCCTCAGCCAATGTCTCTGCCACTCCTTGCAGCCATCCTCGGACCACCCATCTCACGTTCACAAGCCGCGAGGTATATTCTCCGGCAGGAATATTTCCATCCGGGTCTGTAATGGTCAGGCAAGGCTGCAGCAGGTATGGTGTCAGTTCTCTGTTCGGGATGAACGCACCGCTGATGGTGTCGTACTTCTGAATGTACGACCCACCCAATTCTTTCACCTCAAAGGCGTACGACAATGGGGCATGAACAACATATCCTGTCTGTTTTCTTATCTTCATGTTACATTACTATTGAATAATCTGACTGATAACTTCTGCCGTCCGGCATTGTGATGATACAGAGGAATCCGACACGGCTGCCTGCCGCCCATGTTCCGGGAAGGTCTTTCATAGAGTCGATAGGCAGTTCCAGACCTACCGAGCCTGTCGGGTGCTTGATGTTCCAGGCAGTATCACCCCCCTCATCGTCCGACTGGCGCAACCAGGTGATATGGCTTCGTCCTATTTCCTCTTCCGTGATACGCATTTCAGCGTTCCACACCCATGCCACAAGTTCCGTTGTCCAGTCTGTTCCTGCCTTGAACCAGTCGCCTGCAGTACTGATGATGTCGATGGTCATGTTCTCTCCACCTATCAGACACACCCATTCGGTGTTATTGAAGCGTGGTGCCTGTCCTACCGTTGCCTGTGCTACTGTGCATTGCCACAGACAGCCACCATGCCACACTCTGTCGGAGAAATATCCCTTATAGGTACTGTCATAGCCGTGGATATAGATACCATCTGCTTTCCACTGCCCTCTATCCCTTGCGGTATATTGCGGGTTGCCCTGGTAGTCAATACGGATGATATCCTCTACAATGAGCCCACGGGCATAGATATATGGCTGACGGGCGTTGATGGGCAGGTCTTTCAGAATGTCGAGCTGTGGTGGAATACCAAGGAACGCTGCCGTGTTCTGGTCATCGACGATCGGTCTGTCAACACCCTGCAGGAACAGGAATGTGCCGTCTGTAGATGAAACAAAGAACACCTGCTGGCGGTCTTTATCTATGGCGTTTCCCCAGCGGATAGCCCTTGCCGTAGCCTGAGGAGGGTAGTTTACTCCGCCAGGCACGTCAATATCGTTATACATCGTTACGATGCAGCTGTTCTCATCCTTGTTTATACTCTCCACTCGTGTATAGGAGGTCTGGTATGTCCTGGCAATATCGAGGTTGTTGGTAGAGCATTTCAGGATATCATAGACATGGAATGTCAGGCTGTCGTTGTCGTGCATCTTGCGGAACGTCAGCTTATACTGACCGAGGTTGATATGCTCCACCGTCTCGATGATGCCCCTGTCAGTAAAATATGTGTCACCCTCCAATACGTTCTGGTGATTGAACACAAGCTCATTGAATACTGCCGAGCCATCGACCACGATACGACCGCAGCGGATGGATCCGTCTGGGTTAAGCCGTATGTTATGCGACTCTCCGATGACGGCACCCCTTAGCAGTGTCAGCAGGTACGCTGTCTCATCATCCCTGTCCTTTCTGATGAACGGCGCGTCGATAAGGTACGACAGCAGCGACAGAAAAGCGTTACCGATACGTGTAGCGGTGTTCGCGTACATTTTCCGTTCGTCACGGATTGTCTCGAACATCTGCCTTAACTCGTCTATTGCTGCTGTTGATACCATAATATGAAAAAGAAAATTTAGATTACTGCAAATTTAGTCCTTTCCTTCAACTGATAAAAATACGGATTAACGGAAATGGTCTGAGGCCTTTCCCTCAAAAACGTCCTGAAGAGCCTCGCTCATCAAACCGTTGAATGCCTGGCCGTAGAAGGCTGCTTCGAACTCACCCAGTCGCATGATCGACGAAAAATATTTCCGTGCGAACCAGTCACGACGCTGTCTGTGCTTGTCCCGGTTCTTCTTCCAGTCCTGCAGGAAAGCAAGGTCGCCCATGTTGCCATGGTAGTAGCCGTTACCAACGCCGGCAGCCACATAGACACCGTAGTAAAGGAAACGGTGTTCGATGGTCGTAGGGTTTCCCGGCTGGAGCGTACCCGTCAGGCTCTTGTACAATGCCCCCGTGTGGTATATCTGCAGTTTCAGTATACGCTCACGCCAGTAGGTCATCATCTCCCGTGTCCACCCCTGCTCGTATTTCTCGAGATTCTGCTGGCTCACCGGAGGCTGTACGTTGCTATTCTTCCCACTCATCGGCATTGTATATGAGGTTTGTCGGAACGTCGTTCTCTATCATAAAGTACAGTCCTGTAGCACCGTTGAACGAGTAGCGTCCCAGTTCCTTGTAATAGATACGCTCAGTGGCGAGGTAGTACATGCCCTCCCCAAAGACAAGCTTAGCCTTGTCACGGATCATCTTCGAGAGGAACTGCCAGAAAATACGACGGCACAGATCCATTTTCTCCGCACGGTCATCATGGTCGTTGAACGTGGTGCCTGCCAGCACCCATACAGTATAGACCGACTTCGTAAACCATCCCGGCTTGTTGGAATGGACGTTATTATCTGTCGTGTCGTCAATGACGATGAAGTTCTGCGTCTTTCGGAACTCGTTCATGATGCCCTCGATGTTGTCGGGACCGGAAGCGAACACTGCCTTGAAGCCATGCTCCAGGCACAGGCGGTTCTTCTCTGCCAGCATCTTGAAGTATGCCAGTGGCTCAAACGGTTTATTTTTCATATTTTTTCTTGAATTCTTCTGCCTCTCGCGCCTTCTCGTTGAGTTCGGTCAGCGCACGCAGGCAGTCACTGTGATTAACTTGTTCCTCTTTGGTGATATCGCCATCGGTGAGTGCCCTGATCTGTGCATTGGCGATTGTCAGGAAACTGACGTTCTCTGACTGTGCCTCGCCAACTGGCTTGAAGAAATGAGGGAACAGCCTGCCGAAAAACGATTTGATGTAGCCAAACCAGAAGAAAGTTGCCAGACGCTCCACGTCGTCGGGCTGCATCGTGGCAGCACCTCCCTTCTCATCACGATACATCACACATACCAGTTGGTCCAGGTACTTGCTATCCTTCGTCCTGAGAAACTGCTGATAGTACTGTTCCATATTGAGGTAGTCGATGAACGGAACATCCTTCAGTATGACATCGACCGCATGAAAGCCCTGGATGCACTCCAACCGTACACCCATGCTCTCATACGAATCGATGTAGTCGAACTGATGCATCAGATTCTGTATCTGCCAGGTCTGAATGTCAAAATAATGCTTCTTGCCCTTGCCGTTGTTACGGATGTAGCACCGTGCGCCACCTGCCACCTTCATCACTACCTGAATACCTGTGAAGCGCAAGAACATCAGCGTCTTCACCTCCTCAGGCGTGGAGAATCGGCTGAGCAGGAAGAACACATACCATAGCTGGTCCTGTGTGAGTTCCTGCCATGAGCGTGGCGCGTGGAGGTCAAGCCCCTTATCCCTGGAATATGAACATCCCGGACTCCTTAGTATTCTCATAGCCTTTGAAGTGATTGGTTTGATATGCCTCACTGTCCCTGTATGCCGAGAACACGTCAAGGTGAGCCTCGATATGGTTCATCAGTGAGGTGTAATAAACTTTCTTTGCTCGTGGATTGCCGGAAATATGCAATCCGATGATATTCAGGATCATGGTGCAGGCGGTCATATCCTCTGCTGTGAAGTTTCCGGACGCAACTTTCGTCAGCAGACTGTCCATCTGCTCGTTGCCGATCTTCGAGCGAAGGAAGCCGTCAGCCTCTATGATGAGCGGCTGCACCCTACGCCAGTCATTGATGGTGGGCGCTTCCACCCCTGCGTATTCCGACAGGTAGTCAAAATGGTAGAACAGGGTCGGCACACACTGCTTGCGCTGACGCTGTGCTGCCCATCCATTGACGGAGAACAGCTGCTGGATGACACGGCATTCAGCACGTTTCCGTTCAATATCGAGCTGGCTCTTCAGGGCATCCACACGGGCTTTGCTTGCCGGTGTGAGGTCTTGTGTACTGACCACGCCGAAACCTGTTGCTGTCAGCACGAGGTCAAGGCTGCGGAAGTGTGGAAGGAAAGCGTTGTAGCACACCAGCTGCTTCACGAAGCGTACCAGCATCACGTTCTGACCGTCATTGAAGGCATTCACACCAGCCTCGCCCAAGACATTCTCTGCCACCTCATATGTCGCTGTCTTGATGTATGGCTCTATCATTTCAAAGACATCGTTGTTTTTGGTGGTAGCCACAGGGATGGCTTCCTCGAAGTCATTCCTGGTTATTTCCAGATTCATTGTTTCCATCGGGATTCGGTTTTACTGTTTTCTTCTCTTTGTTCTCATCGAGCGTTGTAAGCACAATCATAGGCACATCCACGTCGATGTCTTTCTTCCACTTGTTGAAATAGAGCAACACCTTGAACGGATGCAGCAGCACATCGTGGAAAGCTGTCTCACAGGCTTGCTTCAGCAGGAACAGCTCGCGCTTATCCGAGCCGCTGTTGTTCATCGACGACTTGCCGGGCGTGGCACCGACTAGGTTCGGGTGTACGTTGTCGCCATAGCAGATGCTGTTGGCAGCCTCCTGAACGTCGTCGCTCCAGTCGCCGCCTTCCTTCTTTCCGCTCTCCACGTCGTAGATGCGCACCATGCGTACTTCCTTGCCACTGGCGGGTTCCACATAGTAGCCGGTTATCCACGTTTTGCCGATGTTCTCGTTGCCTGTGATAAACTCCTCGATATTGTGCTTTTCCAACTTCACGCGCTCCTTGCGTTTCTGCGGATCCGTGATGCCTTCCTGGTCACAGAGGTTGTCCCAGTAGTCCTTATGAACCTCCACCTGAAAGCGTGGCGGTGCGGAATTGCGTATCTTGGCACGCTTGCCCTTGCCAATCAGCTCATAGATGTCATACCAGGCATCCTTGAAGATAGAGGCATAGAAAGGTATAGGATAATACTGATAGCCTGGAGTGGGAAAACGTGTAAGGATGGCAAATTTACGGGCACGTGTAGGCTTACGGCACTCACCGGTCTTCGGGTCGGGCATCTGTCCCATGCGCACCATCAGGTCGCCCCACGGGTCTATCTCGTCGAGCAACGGCAGCACCTCCACGTCGTTATCATTATTGAGGTTACGCCAGTTGCCGTACAGCACATGCTCAATCCTGCCATTGTCATTGGCTTTCTCGAAGCGGCAGTTGCAACTCTCCTTGTGGCGCATCTGTACGATGTGGCAGCCCTCACGGTCCAGGATGACGCAGGTAATGGTGAAGAAGAAATACTTCATGTCCATCACCTGCTCCAGAAAGAAACGTTCGAGGGAGTTACGGAACCGGAACAGTTCCACCTCCTCGTTCTCAGTCTGCTGCTTGGTCTTACGGTCGAAGAACCGCACACCCTGTCCGTAGCAGGTGAGCACATTGAACAGTTTATTCTGGCTCATCACCATGTTCTCACCCACCTTGGCGATGATATCATACGGCAACTGGTCGTTGGTACCAAAGGGGATGTACTGGTACTCCTTACCATCGACCACCACCGTTTTGTAAGTGGTTATGCCGTTGTCATCGAAGATGGTGCTGGAGTTCGTCGAGTACTCCGCATTAGCTGACGAGTGATCGCTGAACCGTCCGGGCGTGAAGCCCACACCACCGACGGCATACACCTCGAGGTCGCCACGGATACCCACTTTCTGTAGTTCTGCTTTGCGTTTCATATTGTCTACATATAGATTTCATGTCCCATAAACTCAAAGATGCAACAGTCGCGCACCTCACGGATCTGGCGGTTCTGCGGATTGATGAGACGATGGGTACCGCCTCGCCAGTGACCACTTTTGACAAGCCATCCCTTATACTCCACGATGTCACCGGTGGACAGTTTCCAGCAGCGCAGGTTCACGAGCTGCCCACGGATGGCTGCGATGTCGAGTTGCTTCTGCATCTCGCTCTTATGGATAGGTTTAAGGTGTTGCATATCAGTTGAATGTATAGTCAAAGGTATTGTCGAATATTCTTCCGGCACGTCTGAGGTCCACAACATTCTGGTTGCGCTGGGCGTACTGGTAGGAGAATGTGAAGCGTGTCAGCTCGTCATCGTCGTTGCTCACCTCACTCTTGGAGTCTGTCAAGAGCACCTCCTTGCCGATGGTAGGCTGTCCGTTGTAGATGTTCACCACACGCACATATTCCGAGCGAAACAGGTCGTCGAGCCAGTTCTGCATCGCCACGTTCAGAACACCGCTGTCTGCCTTGAACGTGCGTGTTTCCTCAATGAGGTAGTTCTTCTGAATGCCCTCGAAGTAGGTCTGAGTGCGTTTATACGACGGGCTGACCTTATGGGTACCGGTGCAATACACCAGTTCCTCGCAGCCGAAGGAGTTCACGAAGATCAGGATGGGCGCACAGTCGGGCTGATCCAGGTCTATAACAAACTCCTGATAGCGATCACCGGCTCGTGCCGTGAAGCCTACCAGTGTCTTACCCTCCGTTCTGAAGCGGTCGGGCGACACGTCAATGGTGCTGTAGTTGGCATTTCCCTGTACTTTCGGTGGTGTGAAGATGGCAGCGGTACCATCGGAATACTCCGCTGTCACCTGCGCTGCATCCGTACCGAGGTAGTGCAGGAACTCCAGTCGTCCGAGCGAGGTAATCTTCTGTCCGAGCAGGATGCTCAGGAAGTGGTTCTCGCAGAACGTATCAGCGTCAGTGTCAAAGTCGGCAGCGCAGTAGATAACCTGAGCGGTGAGTGTCTGGCTACCTCCTGTGCCTGTCTCCACGTTCTCGCGGATAGCGATGCTCAGCGTCACCACCAACTGCTGACGGGCGTACGGGGTTACGAGGTTGGAAAGGTCACGGAGCGACACCTTGCCGCTGATGGGGAACAGAGTCTCGTTGTAAATCTGCTGGCCGCCACAAGTCATCGTTACCCCGGCACTCACCCCCGATATGGTAAATTCAACGTCGGGAATGGTCGAGGAGAAGTACTTGCCGGATATGCTCTTTGTTATGTTCAGTGCCATTGCGATATTGTTTATTGCAAAGGTACGGCACACCTAAATATAATAAAAATACGGTGGACCGACACAAAGGTCAGTCCACCGCTCCTGCAAGTACCGAAGTACCATTCCTAGGGCCTCTTTGGTAGCAAACTTATTTATCTCAGGCGGAACATCTGCCATATGGGAGTACCGTCATCATCCTGCATCAGCATATACTCATGGTGCAACATATAATCGACAATCACCACATCCTCAATCTTCAGTGTCGGCAGGAGGTCATCCTGGATCTGCTGGGTAGTCTTGCGCTCTTCCACCATTTCCATAGTCATACTGCCGAGTGGCTGACGGGTGGAGAAATAGGCATCGAGCACAGCCTGCTCAGTCTTGGTTGCCTTCAATTTCTTTTCATCCTGGTTCATAGCGCACCTCCTTCCAGCCACTCGGCCACACCACAAGCCACGATGAGCAGCGCACACGCTGCATGGGCGATTAACACTTCCTTGCGGGTGAAGTCCTCACCGCACAGGGCAGAAAAAGTCTCTGACTTGGCACTGAGCCATGCCTTGCAGTTCTTTACAATGCTTCCAACAATGGAAAGCACCGAGGGCTGAACCTGCCCGATCTGAATTGTCTGTTGCATATTGCACTATCTTGTAACCTGCCAGCGAACCGCACTGGCGCAGAGACAGAGAAACGGCTGCACACCCCGTTGGTTACAAGATAGTGACTCACCCAGAGGGCAGTATATTCTTACGAGATGGCAGCCGCTATAGGGTTGCACTTATGGCATAAAAAATGCCCATGCATTAAATGCTGAGCGTCTGACGTGCGCCCTGCCGAGTGGACTACCACTATCTTGTAACCGAGGGCAAAAATACAAAGAAATTCCTTATTATTCAAATTTTTAAGCATAAATTTGAATAATCAGCACCATTTTTCCAAAATTCGGGCTGAATTTTGAATAAAAACAGCTTCTTACCTCCTCTTATACGGGAAGCATAAGACGTACAACAAGCCACCGATGGGAGACATCGCCAGTGAAGCCAGTACCACCATCAGCATATCACACTCATGTTCTTTGGCTGCATTTGTTACCAACATAGTGCCAAAGATATACATTACAACGATAAAAGCAATAAATGTTTCCATATCTTTTTCTCTATTCATGCTGCAAAGATACAAAAAAACCGGAACATTTCTGTTCCGGCGACACTGATTGTATCTGTCAAATAACAAATCAGAGTGTTATACTCAATAATTCGTGTGCAAAACGATGAATACCCGTAATGATGCGGTCAGCCTGTTTCTTACGTGGTACAGCACGATGATTGAGGTAATTAGACAGTTGCTTCTGATTGATACCTGTCATTTTCTCCATGCCGGCAAGAGATATAAAGCTGGAATAGTATTCTAGGAAACTCGGAACGTCGAATCTCCATACCAACTCATAATCACCCTTGATTTGCTCAGGCCATCTGTCCTCAGGCAAATTTTTCTTGATCAAGCGGATTGCCTCCTCAGTATCAGCCTTTACTTCCTCAATAGTATCACCGCCTGCGTAAATACCTTCACAATTGTCTGAATACGCATTGAGCATATCCTTAGACGCTCCTACAATCATTATAATCTTCTCCATGACTCTGTGGTTCTTTTGGGGTTATACTTTATTTTGTTTTAGTACGGAGCCCTTACACTCCGTACTTTTTAATCAACTTGTTTGCAAGTGGTTGGAACATTTCCTTTGCCCCGTGATACGGGATTGGCTCTGTCAGTTCTCCATTCTTGATGTAGAAGTAGTGACTTCCCTCTGCATGGTCGAACTTGTAGCCTGCTTTGATGAATCTTCGATGTAGTTCTTTACTTTTCATATCTGATATTTGTTATTTGACAATGCAAAGATAGCAAAATTTCTATTATCTACAAAATAAATCGGCAGAAAAATAGCAATTTTTCTATTATTTAACATTATACACACTCAAAAAAGGCATTTGTCAAGAAAATGCCTACCACTTTACCTTTCAATTTCCAGAGTCAGAATGAAAATGGAAATTGAAAGGCAATCCGTAAAATACCGTCGGTCAAGACAGGCAATCGGGCAATTTTCGTAGCCCAAAAGGGTGAATCTGCGAGAATTGCCCACCGCAAAGACGGCATTTTGCTACCATTTTGCACGGCTGCCGTTTCGCAAACCGCTGAAAACCACTGATTTCAAGGTTTGCGAAACGGCAGCAGGGCGTTTGTCTCACGCGAGACCCCCCACCGCCCTACGCCTGCCTCGGAATTGCCACCCTCGAAGTTAGCGGAATATGTAAAGTGTTTTTACTTTGTCGCATACCCGTGCCCGTCGTTTCGTCGTGTGGAAATTGCCATACCACTTTGTAGCACTCCATAAATGAAACATCTGCGGTCGAATGGCATCATGCAATGGCGTTACCTCTTTCCACTTGCCATTCGTTTGCAGTTCAAGGCAAGCACCATTACGGCAATAGCCGTACATACTGGGTTACACTATTCTATCCGCTTCAATAGCCACCCCACGAGTAACGAAGTGGAGACATCAGCAACAGAGTGTGCCTGCATGAGAAGTGGCGGTGGTGCCTGGCACGTTAACAGTGTGTGTATGATGAGTCCCCTCGTCGTACTCTCTCTGGTACGAACCACCACCTCTCAGGCTACAAGGCTCTCTCAGGTGCTAATGTGTAACGTAGTGAAGCGATGGGGTGGCTGCAGGAGTGTGGTGGAATTGTGTTTATTCTGTATGCGGAACGCGAATAACTCTGGTGACATAAGCCATCAGTGTTGCATCGGGAGCGTTCAGGTGCGCAGGGGGTCGAGGGTGGGCATTGGAAAGATCATCGCGCTCATCGTCCAGGGCAAGAGCTTTGCTCCGGCTCAGGGTGGGCAGGACACGATGGGCGCGATACCTATCTATGCTGCCTGGTCTTAGCAAGAAACATTGCCATGACCACGTCAGCACCGGCAGCCTCCATCGCTGCTATGAATGACCGGCTTGACTGTCCGGTAGTATAGATATCATCTATTACAAGAACCTTCTTTCCACGAAAGTAATCAGGATCGATATGTATGTAATGTTTTATATTCGTAGCCAGCTCATAGTCACCTGTGACATGTGCACGTTTGCGGCTACCCTTCACAGTGATGTAGTCAAAGCCGTTGATAGCACCGGTACACTTGCACAGTTCCCGAGAGAAGCGTTTCCATCTGCGCACATGGGCGCTAGGTGTACTGGCAGGGACACATACTATTATAACATTGTGAAGGTCTGTCATTGCCAGAGACTGGGCGAAGAGCCTTGCAGCCCAACGGCTATAGACGTTTCTTCCGTCTTTGAATCCCAGGATCATTCTGTTGGTGTCCTTCTGCTCGAAGGTTGCACGTTTAAGATACCTCTTAGGGAAATACTCGAAGATAGCTGTTTTCATCATAGCACAACGAAGCGTTTGGAGTTAAACAAAAGGAGACCGCATTATGCAGCCTCCTGATCAGAATCACAAATGGCGATGCGCTTGCCGGCACGTACCAGTTTGGGCAGATAGGTATCGAGGGCACTCTTAGGAAACGAAGCTGTGTTGCGTCGACCTTTCTTAGTGATGACAATGCCAAGAATATCGCTGACCTCCTCAGCATCCTGAGAGTAGGCTGTGTAGAAGTCATCCTCGCGGAAGAGGAACAGGGCATCAGGATGTTTTTCCTTCAGCTTGTTAAACTGCTTGACTGATGCCGGTATCTCTTCGAGTTCGACCTGCTCAGCCTCGGTGTTATTCTCTAGAAGTTCCTTCAGCCGGCTGATTTCCGACTTAAGACATTCTATAGTCTCATTGGCTATATGGACTCCTGTTTGTTTTTTGAGGATAAAAGCGTATCGGAGTGCTTTCAAAGGTGATTTGCAGTACTGCGTTCCCTGCTGCTCATTGTTGATGGACACCTGCCAAACCATAGATTCTGAGCGGTTCGACTTTACCTGACTGACGATGATCATTCTAGCTTCCATGACGTGTAAATGTTTAAAGGGTGAAACTTAATATTGATTAAACCATGTGATAAACCTCGATGTAAGTGATGTCAACTCCAAGGCTGAAAGCATATTCCTCTGCCTTCTCTGTGGCATCGTGGAATGTATCTGCCTCTATCTCGTATTCGTAAACCTCTCCGTCCTCGGTATTGATGAAAGCCTGGTAGAGATTCAGATAATAGTTGTTGGCATACAGGCGAGAGTGGTTGATGATGGATGTCTGAACTGGATGTGTCATAATTGTTTGTTGTTTAAAAGGTTTAACTTGTGCCCCTTGGGGCTTTTCTATTTTTACGTGCATAAGAGAGCAGCAGGGAGAAGGCATGGAAATGCAAGGAATTACAAGGAAAATTATGAAAAACCTTATTTGTGCAGCAAATCAGGAAAGCGTGTCGGAATTTTCTGCAGGAATAGTACAACGGTACTTGCAGTATGCCGTCTGCGCTAAATTTGCAAAGTAAAAATGATGAAGCCCGGCAAGGGGAGCACAAGAACCATTAAACAACACATGACACTTGTCAGACATCCAGAACCATTCTGCCATGGCAAAAATAAAGAAGTAAATCGATCAGGCTTACGGTACCAGAGATAGAGAGTGTCATCAGCGGTCGGAAGCAGATACCATGATGCCGCAGGACATGCAGAGACACCTCCCCATTTGTCGCCCTACATCAAGGTTACATGGTGAAGTCGAATAAGGAAACACCCGACAGTCACAATACATGGAAGAAGACAAACAAGAATGGAAGTAAGCCAGGTAAAGAAGAGCTGCAGGAAAGAGGGCAAGGTATCTTTAAATGAAAAAGCAGCCGGGAGCATCACTGCCACCGACTGCACATCGTATGAAAAAAACAAAAAAGGAGTAGCCTAATGACCACCGAATGAAGAAACGACAGCCCCACCCATACGCAGCTGCAGCTTGGGGAACTTCTCAACACCGATACAGAGCGTGTCGAAGGCATCAGAACCGTCAGTGCGGTTCTCGAGCTTGTCTTCCTCTGTTTCTGCCAGTTTCTCGCCGCGTTTATCCTTCTTACCCATATACACGCCTGCTGTCTGGATGCTTAGGAGGAGGTCACGATTGTTATCCTTATTAATCAGAACCTGGTGAGCGGCACGTCCCATGAACATTCGATTGATAAGTGCCTGTTTCTCTATATGTCCCATCTGTTTACCGATGCAAACGTCATTGACATACCACCCTTCCCTTCTGAGTCCGGATACAATTGTAGCGTGGAAGTCGTCGTTGTGAAGCGCATAGTTGTTGCTGATGAATGTAGTATCGTAGTAGAATATGACCTGTTTGAAGGTGTAATACATATAATACCGGCAGAAGTCATCGACAAGTTCCGGGATTTTCCTTTCATATTTGACGTAGAAACTCTTGATGACTCGCAGTTTACCATCATCACCCACCTGACCGACAACACACCAGTTGATGTTAGCGTTGGCATCAAAGGCAAGAATGAGTGGCAATCCAGGATCTACGTCGTTATCCATCCTGCAATCCTCCTGCTGGAGCTTTGTGAAATCATAATGGAGGTTATCAAGATGAGAGATATTAGGAGCTGTGTAGAGATTGACGGGACGCAGACCACTGTAGAAACCATCCATTGATATACCCAGACGCAAGCCCAGTATAGAAGTGGCAAAGGTTAGTGCTGGAAGGTTACGCTTCATGTCATAGAAGAACTGCTTTCCGAGTATCGCCAGGTTCTCGATGCTCGAATACTCCTTATAGAGCGTCAGGTGTGCGCGGAACTCGTTGGCTGTTGCCCGCAGTTGTTCGAGTTTCCTGCAGTAGTACTCCTTACGCTCCGGATGAACGGCAGCCTGTTTCTTCGTCTTCCATATCTGATAAACAAGCCCCTCAACAAGTTTAGCGAGGTCTTTATCCATCTGCTGCTCATAGTTCAGGAACCATGAGCCTGCCTTGGTGACAGGCATATCGCTCGTGATGGTCATGCCGTGATGAAGGTAGCACTTGGAGAAATACATCTCATTACCACGGTTAGCCTGAAACGTTTCGTTTTTCAGCTGCTCAAAGTCGACGAACTTCGCCTCGTCGATAATGATACCGTCGAGCGACATGGAGTTTGACGTTCCGACACGATCCTGTGATATCAAAGTGACATAGGAGCCGTTGTAGAACTGAATGACATTCTCATAGTTCTCCGGCTCCCATATCGGTGGTGTCCAGTGCCACGCCCTTGCAGGACGATGTCCGATACAATAATGGATATCTTTTTTATATCCCCAGTTATTGAGGTGCATCAGTATGGAAGGAAGAATGTTGGTGAGTCCTCGCTTTACCGATGGCACAACAAAACCTAGCGAGCACCTTGGCATTGCCTGTGCGAACTCCAACAAGCGGCTTGCCTGGATAACGCCCTTACCGATACCACGACCGCATACCCCAACGAGGTTACGCGGAGACATCGACAGCAAATAATACTGAGCGTCATTCAGATATATCCTTTTCTTTTCCATCGTCATCTAGTTCAACAAATTCCGCATCCTGTATATCCGCACCCAGTTTGCGTTTCATCCTCCGGATCTCGCCTCTGAGGTCCTTAATCGGGTCAATGCCAATTACGGTTGGATCATCGGTAGGCTCTATGGTATGCGGCAATATTTCGTCGTAGTTGATAGGCTGCTGGTCAATCTCACCGACACGGTTATATTTAGCGTAATCGGCATTAGCTTTCTCTGCAGCCCTGTTGTCATGGTCGCGCATTGCCTGCCGGTATATCTCATCAGTTCGACGGTTGAAGACGTGGCGATGCCACTCCTTGGACTCCGCTTCGAGATTTCCAATGAGTATCTTCACGAGTTTTATGTCATCATAAGCCTCACGCTGCTTGATGTCCGGGTGCATCAGCTGGTCCTGCTGCACCATCTCGCGTGTGGTCTTACTTGGGAAGTTCAGCCAAAATGTATAAAGCGCACGAAGTCTGAGCAGTCGTGTGATGACATGCTCAGGCACGTTATTTTCTCTCATCTTATCGACTGGAGAGAAAAGGTTTAGTTGGTATTCGTCTATGTTTGCTGGCAGGCTCATACTCTGTCAATGTCGTTCATCATGTGTTTCAAATCGTGGAAGCATTGCTCAATGGCTGAGGGCGCACAGGCGTTTGCCAGTTCCAGGTTCTTAGAACGAAGGTCATTGGCTGTCTGTGCCATACCTCGCATAAATGCAATTCTTGCCGGATTGCCTTTTGTGGCAATGTCAAGCAGGAATTCATCCTCACTCTTCAATCCCATAAGGGCGGAAATCTCAGAAGCAGGAGTGAGAATGTGAGCTAGCTCCTCGATTCGTTCAAGTTGTTCTGGTGTATAATCCATCAATTGAAACACTTTGTTTTACAATATCTTTGAAACCACAGTAAAGGTCATAGAAAACCTCCTGTGAGGTGGAAATCATCGTGCATTCGGCACGACCGCCATAAGTCTGGTTCTGTGAGGATATCACGGATACACACCTTCCATTATCCGTCTGTACGAGCACGACCTTCGAGTGGTTCTGACCCAGATACACCTCGTCAAAGCACTGGCTCATTAGTTCGCTCAGCTTGACGGTCTTCCTGCTGGCTTTTAGGTCTGCCAGAAGTACGGCATGGGCTATGAGACCTTTTTTCCTGAGATTATAGAACCCGGAAAGGAACTCCTCACTTGTCGAGTAGGTCGAGACGTACACATCGGCACGCCCGACCTGCTGGAGAATCCACCCCAACAAGCCGAGCGTGTGGATGCCAGTACCGAGGAATGACTGTAGGACGCAATCACTCAGCGGACGGAGTTTCCTCTGTATCGTGTTCGTTCTCATGAGAATAGAAGTTCAGACCTACAGCCTCCAGTGACTGGCGCATGTCATCCGTGATGGCTGCATTGGCGGTCACAAGCACATCGACACGCTGCTGCATCTTGGCAAGAAGGTTATTGAAAGCTGATTTGTCTTTCTCTGTGGCTCCTTCAGCTAGCGAAGCCTGCTGCAGTGAAGCCAGTTTATCCTTATTCTTGCTGATGTAGGAGCGAGCGGTTGTGACATCCTTTGCTTCCACTGATGTGTCATCAGATGAATTGTCAACAGTCTTGGTGTTTTCTTGTCCATTGATGACATACTCATCATACTGCTGCATCTGTGCCATATACCTTTTGTCCATAGCGTCGAGGAGCTGCAACTTGTCATAACGCTGGCATGACGGCAGATTCTCCATAGACTTCAGTTCCTCAAAGACAGCTTTCATGTCTTTGTAGATCGTTCCATTCTGATCCCACAGAGCTTTGATATCATCAGGAAGCTGCTCGTGGTCTGCACGGCGACCGAGTTGCTTCACGATAACCTGCGCGTCTGTCTCATCCTCTGGGTTAAGAATGACTGAAGCAGGAATAACGGGAGTGCCGTTCTCATCTGAGACAAGCACGTCGGTAGGCTGGGCAGGAATGCCCTCTGCCAAGACCTTCTCTACCTGAGGGACGATTTCCCTGTCAAGACGGTTAACCTCTTGCAGTGTCAGTCCGTCAAGACGGTACTTCAGATGAATCTTCAGCTCGCGCTCGATCTTCGGAAGAATAGTCTTCGGGCGCATGATGGCCAATGAGTGCCATCTGCGGTAACTGACATTACGCGGATTCACACGGATGAGCAGGTCTGCACCTGTCACGGTTTCATGTTTCTCATCGTTCAGCCAGTCTTGGATTTCTTTGGTGAATTGTGGATCTATTTTCATAATTGTCATTAAATTAAAAAGGGGGCAAGGCAACGTCATTCCGTTGTCCGCCCCCTCCGTTCATATACTCGTCATTTGGTCATTCTTATGGCTCTGGTTCAGCCGTAACCTCCTCGTCGGTCTCTCCGCTGATGGTCGCGCCATCAGTCTCGATAGTACCAGGATAGAAAGGAGTGGCTGCACGATCCTCACACGACACCTCGATGGTGGTCGTGTTGGCATCGTTACTGCCTTTACCCCATTCCTGTGACGGCTTGATAGTAACGTCAAAGCCGGCAGAACCGAATACACGACACTTTCCATCACGCTGGGGCACGAGAATAACAACGTTGTCATTGTTAAGCTCGGTGATGAGTCCTGTCACCTTCTCAGCGGTACCAGGAAGAACGAGCTTGATACTGTTGGTGAAGTGGTAAGAGCCATAGCTACCAGCCTGATCGCTCTTAGGCTCGCTCTCTGACGGAACGAGGTCAACACGATGAAACTTGGCATCAGCAGCCAGGGTGAAGTTGCCGACATAGACAGCCACCTTGTCAAGCGACTCGGCACTGTTCAGAGGCAGTGTCGGCCATTTGGTGATTTCCTTCTTACGGATGAAATAGAAATGGTCACGAACTCCGGGAAGGCTCACCTGTCCAGGACAGAATTCTACATTGTCGTAGAGGTTGTTCGTGCCGGTACATGCTGTATTCTTTGGCATAATCTTGAATCTTTATTTGGTTAGACAACTGTCATTACTCGCCATTATGCAACGCTGTTACCAGCAGACGCTCCTTACTGATGGTCTCGAACTGGCAACCGAAGAAAGCGGTCATAATGAACTGAAGAACGAATGCCTCATGCTTCTCGACAGCAACAGTCTCTTCCTCTCCCTTCTGGTTGACACCGACGAGCATGTTCTGCTTGGTGGTCAGGTGGATATAAGGAGAGTTAGCCTTGTTTGCCAGAGCAACAATCTCACAACGATTCTCAGAACCCTCTACGAAGGTCTGCTTGAACTGTGTGTTGTATGCTATGGCACCTGTTGTAGCCTTATAGTCGTCGTTGTAAGCATCGAGGATAGAGGGAGCAACGAAGAGTTTACACTTCTCGCGCTGGAGCATCGGGTCTGCTTTGCGCCAGATAGTCTTCAGAATATCAACTGCATTAGTGCTGTCAATGGCTTCATCCAGCTGCAGGAGGTTGCCATTTTCAACAGAGATACCAGCATTCTGACCTGACATCTCTGTCGTGGTGATGGTATCAAATCCATTGAACAGGTCTTTGGTCTTGGTACCATCAGCGTTGCGTACTGCGTTCCACATGTTCCAATAGAGCGAGTCACCCACTTTCTTGGCGAGGAAGTTCAGCACTTCACGGGTGATATCCACGTTTTTAAGGCCTTCGCCCTTGGTGATAGCGTTGCCATAGATGCTCTGATAGACAGAGTTAGGAGAGAATTTCTTCACAACACTACCGAAGTAGGTGTAAAGAGTACGTCCGACGATCTTTACGTCATCGTCATCAATACGTGTCTCGCTGTACGGTCCGAGTTCCATAGAACCGCTCATCTGACCAACCGTCTCAGAGTAACGGATGCCGGTACGAAGCGATACGTGCTGCAGGAACTCGTTAAGAGCGAAGACAGGCATCATCAGGATTTCCCGACGATACTGTGCGGCACTCTTGGAGAGTGCTTCAGGAGTTAAATTTACTTTTCCCATCGTTTAGAGGTCTTTAATACGGTTGAACGATTCACGAGCTTCGTTGAGGAACTTCTCGTCCTCGTCGTCTGTCTCGTGTGTGTCCGCAGGTTTTCGACTGGTCTCATCACCAGGAGCACCTTTCAGGTTCTTCACTTTCTCTTCTGCGGCAGAGAGATCGTCTTGAGCCTTCTTGAGAGCTGTCTTGGCTGCATCAAGCTGCTTCTGGAGTTCATCCTTCGCATCGTTTGCATCCTTGACCTGCTTTTCAAGGGTACCCAACTGGTCATCGACCTTTTTCATCTGGTCCTGGCTCAGCGAGATGGTATCATCATCGTTAGGCTTAAAACCAGCAGTGATAGCGAGAAGTGCCATCACGTTTACAAAGGTTTTAATCATGGGTTTCTCATTAACTGCGGGTTCGTTACGGAACAAGGCTTTCACCGCTTCCACCGACTTCTGGATAAACGATTTAGTTGGATTGCCATTCTCGTCAGCGACAGTCTCTGAGTCATGCTGATGGGGGAATGGCGGTAAGCCAAACTCCTTAAATATGTTATTTGAATAGATTCTACGTAAGTTCTTGGCATGCTTTGAAGCCTCTTCGTCTTCACGGATGGCATCAATAAGTCCGAAATCAAGAGCATCCTGAGGACTCAGCCATGCCTCTTTGTCCATCTTTTCCATACAGTCCTCAATGCTCTTGCCGCTACGTTTGGCATAAAGCGAAGCGATAACCTTATCTATGGTATTAAGATCCTCGCGCTCCTTCTGGTACTTGGCAATCAGATCATCAAGTTGCTTCTTATTGGCTGACTGCCATTCCATGACAGCGGTCGAAGCATTATGGATGAGCATCAATGAGCCGTCGACCATATCAACAGACTGTGCGCCCATTGTCAGGAAGGTGGCAGCGCTTGCGGTCATGCCAAGGATGTGCATATGTACTTTCCCATGGTCTTTCACCAGCTGGTATATTTCAAGACCAGCATCGACGTAACCGCCAGGAGAGGAAACGGCAATATGGACTTCCTCATCCTTATGTGCTTTGAGAAAATCACGAACATCTTTAGCCGTGGTTCCACGCTGACCAGTCCACCAGTCGTAAGCCACGCCTATCTCACCGGATATAACAAATTGATATTCCATTATCTACCTATGCTAATGTTTATTGCAAAGGTAGAAAAAGGGAATTGCCTGCAAAAATACCGACTTATATGATAATCGGTATCACTTTGTCAGAAGAATAGGTTACGGTAACCTCCGTAAGCTGATTGTCAGCAAAGTTGTTCGGGTGTGTTGACTTACGAGTGGTCACAGGAAATGGTCTGTCGTGATTACCCAGCAAGTATCGGTCTCCGTCTGCGGTCTCACAGAGATATGCCATTCGCAGAACACTTTCCGGCCATTTGTCGCAAGTAGTGAATACGAGCTTGGCTGTACAAATACGCTGTCTGTCTTCTACCTTCTCTTCTATCGTCAATGCTGCTGGACGGTGAATCTCAGACAGTTCTTCAAATTGAAGATCGTCATTCAGTCTGGCTTCAGTCTGACTGATCCGGAGGAAACCGGCAATCTGCTCACATGGAAGAACAGATATTTTGATGATGTTGTTCAACTGCATATTATTTCAGATTTGTTTGGTGGTGTTTGATGATGTTCGGTTTTGTTTGCTGATGTACTTATCTGTACGGGTACGGTCGTAAATTCGGAAAATATGATATCTTATCGGTTTTATTTTATAGTTAAAAAAATTAATCACTTTTTTTATCCCTTGTTTTCTTCATGAGGTCAATACCACGTTTTGAATAATTATCCCGGATGCGGTAGTAGCGTTGGCGAATAGTATCGGCATAGTCAATGTCGATGCCATGGTTCTCACACCAGGCATAAATTGCCGTAAGTGTCTTACACCCCACGTTGCTCATGTCTCCAAGCTCTGTCCATAGGCAGCGGTTGAAAAGAAGGTCGCAGCATTCCGCGATAGCAATCTTTCCACGAGGCGACAAATAGTTGAAGGTATCAGCCGGTTTCGACTTGGAGTCAGGAATGGCGATGGCTGTCAAGTCTGGAGCACCTGTCTCTGGTAATTTCCCGTCTGGGAGCTTCGCAACAAAAACTTTGATGGTAGAGTTCTCCACGCTCTGAGGTGGGAACACAACAGGATTGCCAAGCGAGTGCACCAGGAACTGGCTGACGAAAGGCGGCAATTTTACATATACAACAAACGAACTCATATATTTTAAGTAAGTGTTAGAAACGGTTTCATGTGCAAAAGTAAACATTTTAATTGAAAATTCCTTCTTTTACAGGAAAGTTTCTTTTGGTCACAGGAATTTATTTCGTGTGAGGCATATATGTGTGTAGCATTTGTAGCATTGTAGCAATAAAACATAAGTATCTAAGTAACAATAACTTAACAACTTCTATGTTGCTACAAACATAATCTAAATTGCTACTACATTGCTACAATAATTGTTTTTTGCTACATCGTTGCTACATTTTGCTACATCTTTGCTACATAAAAAAAAGCAGTTAACTGTTTGATTATCAACGATGCACATTTTGCTACAAATGCTACATCGATTTTTTTGTTTCAAAAATAGAATTACGTTTAACGGCAAAAAAAAGGCAGCCACCTCTCGATGACCGCCCCGACTTACGATGATGCATTACGCCTTTTTAAAATGGTGCGTCTCCATTTCCTTCTTCTGTATTACTGAAGGGAATCTCTTCTTGCTTCGGTTGTGGTTTATCCTCTTCCTTCTGTTCTATCTCGCCACTATAACTATCAAGAATGATGCCATACTTGTCGCTCACCATCTTGTAGTCAAAGCACAATGGGCGATCCTGGTTATAGACTGTCTTATAGCCAGATATTCTCTCACCGTCCATAATTGGTTCCTGCATTGGCATACCATTGGTATTGAACTTCTTGAATCTCTCTGGTTGTGTAGCCGTTCCATAGAACTCTGGCGATATCTGGAGATAATGCAGGATACTCTCTGATGGTAGTAACCTCTCGTCCATCTGACGACCTAACTGTCTGTAAGTAGTAAGCATGATGTTCTTTCGGAACATCAGGATTTGCTTTGGAGTCTCAAAGTCTATCGGGTTCTTCTGCTGGTTGGTGCGCAGCCGATCCTTTGTCTTTATTATATAGTCCTGGCCATACATCAGGATACCTTTCTGCTGGGCAGAACTGATGATGTTCCAGAAACTCGATACCTCGTCGGTGGATGCACACATGTCATTCTGTTTGATGATGCCATCGACGCAGATTTTCAATAGGTCCTCATAAGTAAAAGGCATCTGCAACACATCTGCCAATGAGAGGTATGCGGCCAGAGGTACGAGCCAGTTGCGTTCTATACGATCCATGATTTCCCGTCCCTTAACCATATACTCCACGTCTGCTTCAGCTTTCTTCCAGGCGCCACCAAAAGAAGCCTCGAACTTCTCACGATGTTTCTCGATCTCCAGTGTTATATGTGTGGCGCCCATCAGTCTGTAATGCAATAGGTCGGCATATCTGTCACGTTCTTGCTGAGAATGGTGCTGCTTATCCACGGTCAGGTAGATAAGGCGAGTGAAGAGGGCGATATCTGCCGTCGGCATTTCCTGTCCCGTCAGAATGACACCGCTGTCCACACGGGCTTGTTCACGTTTCTTATCCTTATCCATGTTCATCTTGGTGCGACCGACACCTCCCCAGAGGTCTTTCAGCCACTCTATCTTTTGGAATACGACACCGTTCTTGTACTCATCGACATGAACGAGTGCGTTGCTCACTGATCCTACGAGGTCGGCCAGTGCTGCCATCGTTCCAGTTTCCAGGTTGGGCGGATCATTCTCCACCATGAAGAAACTCATCAGTGTATTGGCTAACTCCGTCTTACCAGAACCTTTTGGACCAAAGATGTTTAGGATAGGAAAGAATCTAGCTTTTCCTTTCACGATATCACGAAAGAGGGTAGCTAGAAAAAAACAGATACCTACTTTGCCGTTGTCACCGAATACTTCGACAATTTTATGGAAGTAGTCGTGTAATGGTATTTTGGAATAAGTAAGGTGTCGGAACTTACGCTCGTTGACGTAGAGTTCCTGACTCTCCCTATATATCTGTGACATTGCCGGCAAGTAGAATTTTCCAGCCTTCAGACGGATGATACCCATATCATCGACGGGATGCCAAATGCCATCTTCCTGAGCACCGTTACAAAAGCAATAGAACCCTTTTTTGTTCCACCCCAACTGTTTGAGTTCGACAGCCGTCTCTGTCACTTTTGCAAGATAGCGTTGCAACTGAATCAGCTCGTTTTCCCCGGCAAGCCATGTATAGTTTCCTATACCGAGAAGTTTTTTTCTGAGGTTCTTTGCCGACGTGAATACTTCCATGTCAAGCTCGATAATCTCTTTCTTCTGATCTGGGTCGTCGTTGTCAATCTCGAAGAGTCGAACAGGACGAATATCATCTTTAATATGAAAAAGTGGTTTCAATCTGAAGTTGGACCATTGGACTTCGTTACCATCCTTGTTGATACCGAAATAACACTTGTGTTTCTCTATGAAGCCAAACTGACGAAGCATATCGATATCGCCATTGACCTTATTGTTCTTGCTGGTGGCTTCCAGTCTGCGACGGCGTGCCGACTTATAGGCACCCAGCCACTCATGTTTATGTCCATAGGCGCCACCCATCTGTGCGATGTAGGCGGTCTGAGTATTTTCATCCTGGATGCAGGCTATGAGGTCGCAAACCTTATTCATGAATGCCAGACGTTCCTCAGTGGTGAAGTCATCGCTCCATTGCTTACGGGCGAGCCATGTTAGGAACTCCTCTTCCTGCATCGTGTCGAAGATGGCTTTACTCGTTACGAACGAGTCAGGATCCATTTTCTTATTGGTTTCATTGGGTATCTCGCGGACACTGACAGTAAAGCCCTCCTGCATGGCCAGTATTCCGTTCTTAATAACATTCACCTCGCCAGGTCTCTTTCCTTCCGGCTTGTCATTGTCTGAGTCTGGGATGAAGCACAGCGTGGCATTGAACTTCCTCAGTAAATCGAACTGGTTCTTCGTCCATGCCCCACCGAGGCTTGCCACTGTGTTGAGGATACCTACGCTCTGTAGTTTCATCACGTCAGGTCCTCCCTCCACCAGATAGATTTTCTCCTCCTGGCGTGCTTTCCGGGCTGCGGTATCGATGCCAAACACAGAGTGGTCCTTACTGTATATCTCACTTTCTGCAGAGTTGAGATATTTGCGGTCTTCCTTGTCATCGAGCGTACGTGCTGTCCAGCCAGTGATACGACTGTAACGGTCACGGATAGGTATCATCAGCCTGTTTCTATAGAAACTGTATAGTTTCCCCTTCTCGGACTTGTTGATAACCTTCATTTCCTGCAGGATGTCGAGGTCTAGACCGGTCTTCTTTGCCCACTCAATGAGGGCATCCCATGAGCTGGGAGCATAACCAATACCCATTTCCTTGCAGTAGTCCTCCTTCCATCGGTGCTTCATATAACTGAACGCTGCCTTCGCTTCAGGTGTATCTGCATGAAGGTGCTCATGGAAGAATTTCTGGAGGTAGTCGTTATAGATGAACATCGACTCCTTCTTTTTCTGGCGTTCCTCTTCCTCTGGAGTGCTCTGCATATCCTGCTCCTTCAGGTCAATATGCAACTGTTCTTTGAGCAGTTTCTTTACAGCAAGAGGGAAAGGCAGGCTCTCTGCCTTCATCACGAAACTTATTACGTTGCCACCTTCCTGACATTGACCATAGCAGTGCCAGGTACCCTTGGCAGGTTCCACGCAGAATGAAGGAGTCTTTTCACCATGAAACGGACAGCATGCCCATAATCGAGTGCCTTTTTTCTTCAGTCCGTCTGTTCCCACATATTCTGAAACCACATCTTCAATATCGATGCGGTCCAGGATCATGTCAATGTACTTTTGTTCAATCATCGTAAATCTATTTAAGTCGCAGCAAATTTATATTGTTTAGGGACAAGCATAAAATACTCAGACTATGCCTGACGTTCTTCATAGGATTTCTTCATCTCCAGACCTCCTTAATGTCCCTTTATCATACAACTCCCTACAATAATAAACCTTAATACCACAGGCTATAGCGAAAGCATGTTCCGCCTTTGCACCTCTTGACTCGAGGAAGTCATCCAGCATATAGATCGCATCACAGGCACCGAGTACATTCAAGCATTCAAGCAGTATGGCGGTATAGTCGCCACCGAACTCAACCACATCTTGGATATCCTGGTTCTTCCATGGGTTGACTACCTCATAGCCTTTACCTTCGAGGTAGCGTTGTGCATTACGGAAATGCAACTTACTCCGGAAACGGTTCATTCCGCTTATTTTTCCACTGATATATATTTTCATCTGCTTTTTGGCATTTGGTGAATTGAAAAGTAACCGTTACGCCCATCAGAGCGTCCTTCGCTCCTGCATGGGGGAGACAATAGACACTCCGTTGTCTGACCGTCTTCGCTATTCCACAACAAACTATGTCTGCATGTGTCTTTCCACTTATCACTGGCAGTTGGCACAAAGTCCAGTCTTCCCCATATCATGGAAGTAAAATTGTTCTCGCCTGAGAATTGTTTTGATTTATCCATGTCTTGTCTCATATCTTTTATCAAGTTTAATTATAATTACAGGATCATCTGGTGCTCCCCATTCTCTTTTACCTTTTCCAATAGATATATCAGCTATTGACCATAACATGGTAGTCTTTGAGTACCCTCTATGAAAACGGACATATGCAACTGGACCGATGCGTAACCCCTTGGAGTAATAATTCATATGATGATGTACGGCTTTACAGGAAAGCACGCATTTGAAATACTTCTCGCTCCAATGACCATTAGAACATTCATGGGTACACGGTATAAATCGCTTCACCCAATAAGGTTTTATTTCTCTATACTCTTCCCGCTTATCCCCGATATCTATCATATCGTAATAACGAAAAGTGAGAACCAAATCAATAATTCTATTCATTTCTTTCTTGGTGTAAGTCTAATTCTACATGTTCGAGCTCCAAATTTATGAAATCGCTTATAATACATATCTTTACATATATCTATCCAGTTTTGCGGGTGATTCCGTAATTCTTTGCTATATTTAAAACGATAAAAGAGAAAATACCCATAGTATTGACGATAAGCCATAAGACATCGCCCCTTTCCATATACTTTTATCGCATCTCCTTTTCTTACCATTCTTGACAATATCTTCCTAGCTAATCTCTGTTTCATAGTCTCATTCAATAGAATTATATTACATGCCACAATTTCTCATCCCAGTCTCGAACGAGTTTTGAATTGCACACTCCGTGTCGAAAAGCATAGCAATCAGTAGTACATCTGTCGCCAAATTCCTTATCATCACAGACTGTACCCAATACCTTGAAGTCAACATCGTTGTCAATCAAGCCACCCAGTTCATCACTGTCATTATATATACCAACTTGACCTTTGATTTCTATAGCCAAATACTTCATAGGTCTAAATGATTTCAAATTTAATGTCGTACTTCTGCTCTGGTGCATAGCAGCTTTCCGTCACACCATCGTGAGTGTTTTGATTTACTTCTTCAGGTGAAATAGTATGAAGGATACAAGTGTGACCAGTTCCATTCTCTTTCCACATGATGAGCGTTGTACCAATATGCCCGTAAAATCGGCGGACATGACCTTTACTCAGTTTTACTTCGTCTAATACTATACGAGTATCCATTCTATTGATGGCATCCTCAAAATCCTTAACTTTCATCGCAAATCGGTTTTGTTGAATATTGAACATTGAACATATAATCCGTGCTTTACACAATATGCACCATTGATGCAGTTCCTCTTGTAAGTACAGTTCTCACATTCTTTTGGCATAGCTAAAAATGGTGGGGCGGTTGTGGCACGGGAAAGAAATAACCCTTCAACCACTCACCCACCTTATAAGTTGTGAATACGCATAACTTTGATAATCTCCCTGCAGTTCTTGGCACCGGTCTTCTTTTTTATATTGTGAAGCTGTACCTTTACTGTAGAAGGTGATTTACCCAGCCTTTGCGCAATCTCATTAAAAGTTTCTCCCCAAAGGTAATATTTAACGACCTCCTTTTCAGCCGGTGAAAGCTTGATTAAACTCTGAGGTTTACAAATTATATTTTCATCTGGGCAGATTCCACGAAGTGGGCATCTTACTTCCTCGAAATGAAGGATCTGATTCTCAATATCCGGAGTCAACAAGTCATGCTCTCCGAAGTTGCAACGGATAAAGCGTTCCACTATCTTGAATGCTGCTTTATCTTGCTCTGCATGACTTTTCGAGGTAGGCTTATACATAAGACGTAAACGAGCCCAGGCACCTGGGAATCGCTCACTAATCATTCCTAAGATTTCTACGCAGAGTGCTTTATTGAAGCGAGTTAGACGTTTTTCTTCCTCTCCTTTTTCCCGAAAAAACACTTTACCATCAGGTGAAACTCTGAACTCTACATTTTCCATAAGCCTTCCTCAATAGTTTTAATGATGTTGTCACGCTCATCTTTCCTAAGATCGCTAATGGCATTTTCCCTTAGTTTAGCCGACATCGTGGAAGAAGGATAGTCGAACTGACGAGATAGGTAACGCAGGAATTTTCCTTTGTCTTTTTTGCTCAGGTTTTGGTAGTAAACCTGTGGGTCAACGCTTTTCTGTTGCATAGTAAAAATTTTGTTTTTTTAAAAATATATATTAAATTTGTGTGCAAATATATATTAAATTAAAGAAACTTCCAAGGATTTCGGGAAATATTTTCCTTCTTTCTTAGGAATTTAACATTTTAGAACGTATGAGATACAAGAATTTTTCCATCAATCACCTGAAGCAAGTGCTTGACGAACTGGGAGTATCAGAAAGAGAGCTCTGCAAAAGGTTGAAAGGTAAAGATACTCATGCCCGATTACAGGAAATACTCACTCCGAAGTTCGGACATCAGACTCTTATTGATTTAGCGAACGCTCTTGATGTGTCTATTGATACCATCCTCGAAGTTCAGGAACAAAAGTCAGACATTCCCAACATCAAAGGAAATCATAACAATATCAATTCAACTGTCATTAACAACGATATTGCGACACTAAAAAGCGAAAATGAGTCTCTAAAAATGTTAATAAAAGAAAAAGACTTGCGTATTGAAGACCTGAAGCGTAACCTCGATACGGTCATTAAACTTGCACAAGTCGGACAAAACTCGGACAGATAA